CCCCTCGAGGTAGTCGGGAATCTCCGGCGGGGCCTGGAGGCGCTGCGGCCCCTCGGCCTCCTTCATCTGCCGCTTCTTCTTGGCTTCGCCGATCGCGTCGCGCCATTCCTTCTTCGCCGCATCCAGTTCGGCCTGGGCGGCATCCACCTTCTTCTTGGCCTCCGCGTCGAGCTGGTTCTCGGCGTCGATGGAGGCTTGGCCGATGCGGGCCATGTTCTGCTCGTGCTCCTGGTCGAGCATCTTGAGGGCCGCGTCCCGCTCCTGGGCGATCCGCTGGCGGTTGGCGTCTTTCTCTTTATTGCGCTGGGCGATGCTGGCCTGGGCGTCCTCGTCGAGGGCCTTCTTCACGGCGTCGGTGTCCATGCTGTCGTCCACCAGGCCCTGCAGGTCGATGATCCGCTTGGCGACCCAGTTGACCGCGCCATCCCAGACGTTCATGACGCCCGTGGACAGGCTCTCCCAGATGTCCAGAACCGCGTAATAGAGCTTGAGCATCACGCTGGCGCATGCCGAGACGCCAATCTCCCAGGCCGCCTGCACGCCGTACCACAACCCGTAGACGATCTTCATGGCTCCGCCCTTGAGCGACTCCCACAGGCGGGTGAGTTCCAGCACGCCTTTCTGCCAGATCACCTTCAGCGACAGCCACAGGATCTTCGCGGCCAGGGCGATGTCGCCGGCCACGAGGGCGTCGGAGATGCCCTGGAAGGATTCAGAAGCGAAGTCGGAGAGGTCGGCAAAGCGGTCGCCCAGCCACTGGAGGGCCTGCCCGCCCATGCCGGAGACATATATAAGGTATGCGCCCAGCGCCGCGATGGCGGCAATGACCAGCCCGACGGGGGTCAGGATGGCGCTGATCACCGCGATGATGACCTTGAACACCACGATCACCCCGGTGACCACCGCCGCCAGAGCGCCAAAGATCGTGCCCAGCGCCGAGATGGCCGCCCCCAGCGCCAAGAGCGCCACGCCCCCGGCCAGCACGGCGGCGGCGACCTTGAAGATCGTCACCACCAGGTCCTTGTTCTCCTTGATCCACGCGGTGGTGGTGACCACCGTGCGGATGATCCATTCGCTGACGGCCTTGAGCGTGGGGGCCAGCGCCGAGCCGATGACGAACACGCCCTGTTTGACCACCTTCCACAGGGCGTCGAAGGCATCGTTGAGGGCTTCGGCGGCTTTGGCATCTTCCGTGGACATGGTCAGGCCGAGGTCGCGGGCCTGCTGCTGGAGTGCTTCGATGCCTTTGGCCCCTTCGGACATGAGCGGCAGAAGCTGCGTGCCGGACTTGCCGAAGAGCTCCATCGCCAGGGCTGCCTTCAGCGCCGGGCTTTGGATCTGCGACAGACGGTCGGCGATGAGCTTGAACTGCTGGTCGGGCGAGAGGCCCCGTAGGTCCTCCACCGTCAGCCCGAGCTGGCCCAGCGCCTCGTTGGCGCTTTCGGACCCCTGGGCCGCCTCCACGATGGCCTTCTGCATCTTTCGCAGGGAGGTCTCCAGCGTGTCGAGGTCCGCGCCGGAGAGTTCGGCGGCATAGGCCAGTTCGGAGAGGGTTTCGACGGAGATGCCCGTCCGCTGGCTCATCTTGGCCATGCGGTCGCCCATCTCACTGAACGCCTTGGCGCTGCCCAGGAGCGGCGCGGTGACGGCCGCGCCGATGGCGGTCATCTTCTGGCCCCAGCCCGTGATGGCGTCGCCGAAGGCCTTGAGCTTCTTGCTGGCGTTCTGCAACCCGCGGACGAGCTTCGAGTCGTTGAGGAACAACTCGATATACGCCGCGCCGGCGCGGATGCCGCGTGCGCTGGCCATGCATCACCCGGCCTTTCCGGCGGCAACCGTGCGACGGGACAGAATCCAGTCCCGCACCCAGCTGAACGGGTTCATCAGGGGAACCAGACGCGTGATCTCCTTGCCGATCCGCCAGGTCAGCGAGAGCGGGTTGCCCAGGCCAAACAGCACCGACGCCGCGCCCAGCACCAGCCAGGAGACGCCGATGATCCACAGCGCCCGTTCGATGCGGCGTCCCCAGCGGACGTACCAGCGGGATTCGAGCCTGGTGTAGTCGGCCTGCGCGGCCACGACCTGTCCCTCCAGCGCCGTGATCTGCGTGGTCGTGGCGTGCAGCGCCTGCTTGGTCTCGGCGGCGTCGGCGATGACTTCCTTGTGTTCATCCGTCGCGGCCGCCAGATGCACCTTGCCGGTGTCGTCCGTGTGCGGGATCGCCTGCTCGACGTGGCGCTGGGCCGATTCCGTGTGCGCAACCACCCCCGCGACACCGCTCACGGCGTCGCTGACATTGGCGCGGGCGGCGTCTGCAGGCTTCGCCTGCCCCGCGCAGCCCGGGGTCGCCAGGATCGTGGTGATCATGACGAAGACTTCCAGGATGTGGCGGGCCTGCGCGGTCATGGTTCACCTCCGGATGGGGGCGTTGTCGATGAACACGGTCTTGAGCACCCCGATGTCGCCCTTAAGCGGCGGGGCCGATTCGGGGTGCCGAGCGGCGGGGACGGGGTGGAAGTCGATGGGCCGGAAGGCCCGGCCCTTCTTGGGGTCGCGGTTGACGTTGGCCAGCATCGCCAGCACCGACGCCGTGTGGTTCCACGCATCCTGCTGGCGGGCGTGAGTCATGGCGACCAGTTCTCTCAAGGTGAAGGGGCCGGGAGCGAGGCCGAGGATTCCAGCGCACTGCCAGATGAGCTCTCCAGCTGCGCGACCCGGGCTGCCATCTGCCGATCCAGTTCCGGGCTGTCGAGACGCGCCTCCACCGCCGCCAGCGCCGCTGTCTGGAGTTTCTGGAGCTTGGCCAGCGCCTTGGCGAGCACCCGGCGCTTGGCCTGCGGGAAAAAATCGACCAGCTCCTCCAGCAGTGCCGTCGTCGCGCCGTCAATGGCGTCGCCGGCCATGGCGCGGCCAAACTCCACGTCGCTGATGCTCTTGGCGTCCGCCTCCGGCTTGCAGAGGCAGTAGATCACATCGCACAGCAGGATCGGGTCGGAGATCAGCCGTTCCAGCAGCTTGCCCTCGACCACCTCCAGCAGGTTCACCTGGGCCAGATCCCGCACGCGCTTGATCGCGTCCACGTTCACCTGGACGGTCCAGCTGCGGGCGGCGTTATCGTTGAAAGTCTTCATGGCTTGATTCCGTCTCCTTCTTTGGCCAGCCAGTTCCCCAGCGCGTCGTGCATCACCCGCGCGATCGCGCCACATCGACACGACGGCCGTGCTTCCAGGGCGGTGATGCGCCGCTCCAGATCCGTCACCGCCGGGGCGGGCGGCGAGACAGGCGGCGGAGGTGCGGCCAGTTGCACGATCTCGGTGCCCTTGCCGGCGAAGCCGCCCACGTTGACCAGGGGCGAGTTGAGAATCTCGATGCGCTTCACGTTTGCCGGGTTGTCGTCCGGCGGGTTCACCGTCATCTGCCCGCAGTTCTCGATCCTCAGCAGGTCGATCCGGCACCCGGCCTTGAGCACCACCCGCCGCTGGGCGACGCTGGGTTCCATGACGACGTTCCGCAGCGTCAGGATCGACAGGTTCATCGGCTGGAAGAGGAACGGCATCACCGAGCCATCGCAGTTGCGGATGGTGATGTTCTCGAAGGTGATGGCCTGCTTCTGCGGCGCAAAGCCCACGAGGTAGAAGGCGTCGTTGTGCGTGCCGTTGTCGGGCACCAACCGCTTCACCCCATCCACGATGCAGTTGCGGACGGTCAGGGAGGCAAACCACCATCCTTGCGGATGGGTGGTCGGGTTGATGGGTCGGTTCTTGCCGCGGAGGTAGTCCACCGTGTCGTAACAAGGCAAGTAGAAGGCCTTCCCCTCACCGTGGTTCCGGACCTCCACGTCCTGGACCAGAGCCTGGGCCAGGTGGTCGTCGGGAACCCAGGGCCGGCGCGTCAGGCCGTTGCCGCCTTTCCACTGGCTGTCGATGATCTGCATGGGCATGGGGGTCTCCGGTCGGGGATTACGGGCCGACGGTCTTCCAGATCGGGGCATTGGCCGAGTAGGTCGGCTTGGCGGTGACTTTCACGCTGATGGCATCCTCCAGCGGCTCATCGCGCGAAAAGTCCGTGATCATGCAGTCCGCCCAGAGCCCCTGGCTGCCGTTGGTCGCGATCGGCCCGTCCATCGCGGCGATGCCGATGAGCGTGTTGGAGAAGTAGGCGGTCTTGATGGCCGTGAACCCGGCGTCGCTGGTGTCCCAGACCATCTCGAACTCAATCGAGCCTTCCTTGAGCGTGCCCGCCGTGGCCTTCCAGCCACTGTTGGCGCGGGTGGTCACGTCGGCCTCGCCCTTGGTCAGCGAGAGCGTGACGTTCTTGACGTTGGTGAGTTCCAGCCAGGTGGGCGTGCCGCCGATGCCGGCGACGCAGTAATAGAGTTTGGCGTCGAGGCCGAGTTTGACACTCATGGTTTCATCCTTTCACAGAGCCGGCCCACATGCGGGGCAGGCGGTCTTTGGTTTTCTCCAGCGCCGGACCCATGAAGGGGCGCTTGTCGTAGTTCTCCTCGCGGAAGCGCCCGCCGAACTCGTGGGCCGCGCCCGAATCGGCGGCGACCTCGGAATCCGGGCCGATGACGACGCTCTGCTTGCCGGGGGTGACGGCATACTTGATGGCGTTCCGGATGCGCCCCTTGCGCGTGTGCGGGGGTGTGCCCGGCGCGGACGGTCCCTTGGCCTTGCGGATCGAGTGGCGGGCCTGGAGGCGAATGGCCGCGCCGGCGTGGCCGAGGTTGGTGATGTTGGCGCGCTTCGCCGCCGCCATCACCTTTCTCCCGTCGAACTTGGTTTTGGCCTTGGCCTTGACCATTGCTTACCTCACCACGCGGAACGTCAGCGTCAGGACACTGGTGAACACCTGCTTGGTCTCGAGGTGCTCGGGGGAATAGACCGGCACGTTGTCGGTCTTCGTCCACAGCGCCTCGGGCAGCGCCGCGAGCCGCCGGAGGCGGAAGAAGCCAGCGATCTGCTCGGTCAGCAGCATCAGACCATCGAGTTCCGTCGCGTCGGCCGGGTTGACCTTCTTCTGCACGGCCACGTCGATGGCGACATCGTGCTGGTTGGCGTTGCGCATGAGGCCCGTGATGCCAACAGACTTCGGCACCGCCGACACCCGCACATTCTTGAGTTCTGGCAGGTCGAACTGCGGGCGGTAGTGCCGCGCCGCGGTGAACGCCTGGTTGAACGTGCCGGCAGGTGCGGCATTGAGTTCTGTAACAACGGCGTCGGCGATGGTGGTGATCAGGCTCACGGCCTACCTCCCTGGCCGTTGCCCGGCGTCGGCTCAGCCGGGGCCGGGGTCGCCTTGGGCTTCTTCACTTCGTCGAAGAACCACGTCAGCGCCTCGGCTTCGGTGACATCCGGCGCGCCCAGCACATCCGCCAGCGCCACGCCGCGCTTGGTTTCCTCGCGGAGCATCCGCACCACCGCGACCAGGTGCTGGCCGAGGTGGTAGACGCGGCGCTGGTCGGTGGTCATCGCGGCCAGGCGCGCCGCCTTGGCCTCGCGGGCCTGGCGGACCTCGACGGGCACGCGCGCCAGCGCGGCCTGTTCCTGGGCGGCGCGTTCGGCCTGGCGTTGCTCCGGCGTCATGCGCAGGCGCTCGACCGCCTTGCGCTCGGCGTCGGAGAGCGCCACGGGCTGGTCGGCGGGGAGCGGGGTTGGAGTCGTCTCTGCCATCGTTCACCTCGTGCTTACGCGACCAGCGTCTGGCCGAAGCCATAGGCGTGGTCGAAGAAGATCAGGGGATTGCCGTTGTAGTCGTTGATCCGGCCCTCGCGCCGCATCATGTCGATGCGCCCGCCGCCGTTGATCTGGCCGGACAGGTTCAGGCTGCGGAAGATGCGCATGCGCCCGCCCCCATTGACATTGAGGGAGGCGTCATAGTTGACCGAGAACGAGCCGAACACGTCGATCTGGCCATCCCAGTCCACGCTATAGGTCGAGTAGTACTGGACGCTGATCCCGCCGTCGCCGTGGACGATCACCTTGCCGCTGCTGGCGACGTTGGAGTAGGACCAGGAATCCACCGTCATCCACCCGTGCAGCGCGAGCTGGCCGCCGTTCTCAACGTACAGGGTCGCCGAGTTGCCCAGCCAGATGGAGCCGCCCGAGGGCACCTCGACCGGGGCATGCACATAGACATATCCGTAGTCGCTGGACAGGTAGCCCTGCACGGTCGTGTTGCTGCCCGATTCCAGGTAGAGGTAGGCGTTCTGGTACTGGTAGAAGTTGGCGCTCCAGTCCAAGTACAGCGAGCCGTAGACGTACAGGTTGCAGTAGTACTGGAGGTAGATGTACGCGCTGCCGCCCACGTAGAGCGATCCGTAAACGGACTTGCTGTCTCCCTCGAAGTAGCAGTAGCCGTAGACGTTCAGCGAGCCGCCGCTCTGCACGTTCAGATAGCCATAGATGTAAAGCGAACTGCCGCCCTGGATGTCGAGGCTACCGTAGATGTCCAGTGTGCTGCCGCCATCGAACTGCACGTAGGCGCTCACGCTCAGGGACGCGCCGCCCATGATGGTCAGGGATCGGCCCGAAGCAAAGGTGAAGCCGCTGTTGGTATAGACGGAGTGGCCGCCGACGATCACCACATCGTCATACTGGGGGTCCGGCACCACCTCACCGTCCCAGGTGTAGGAGTCGAACCAGTCGCCAGATTGGATCGAGTAGATCGTCACCGTCTGCTACCTCACGCGAAGATGCGATAGGCCACGCCTTCGCCCCAGTTCACGGCCCGCACGTACAGCTTGCTGGCGTCGTCGATGCGGATGACCAGCCCCTCGTAGTTGGCCGGCATCACCGGGATGTTCTGGCCGGCGCTGTCGCCGACGAACACCGGCTGGGAGTTCAGCGGGTTGCCGTAGTCGTCCACCCGCGCCCCGATCCACACGAACCGGCACGGCGTGGCCGTGGCCACGATCTTCTGCGGCGTGCCGGGGTTGGCCGTGCGCGTGCCGCCGACGAACGTTGCCGGCGACGCCTGGTCGATCAGGATCGACCCCTTGTCGGCGTCAAACTCCACATCCAGCGAATTGATCCAGCGCCTGCTCATGGCTTTTGCTTCTCCAGCGTCTGGCGAATCCACCGCACATCGGCGGCGATCTCGCTGGCCTGTTTCTCCAGCGCCCGCAGCCGCGCCTCATGGTCGGCCACGCTGTTCCGCTGCTCGCGGAGCTCGTGGAGGACGTCGGCGCGCTCCGCCGACGCCGCCCACACCGCGCCGATGACCGTCAGCGACCAGGTCACCAGGACGGCGATCTCAGGCACCCAGCGCAGGAGGCGATGTTTGCTTGGGGCGGTCATGGCGTGGTCTCCTGGTCGATTTGCTTGGTGTGAACCCGTAGCGTGCGGCGATATGGGTCGCTGTACCGCCAGCAGGGCTCATCGCCCGGGGCCACGACCTCGTACACGAACACCTGCGTGCCCTGGGTCTCGCGGATGCGATCCCCGCGTTGCGGCAGGACCGCGGTGCCGCTGAGCACGAGGTCGCCAGAGCGGATCAGGTAGTCCCGCGCCTCGACTTGCAGCAGCGCCCCGGCCCCGTCGTCGACCTGGAACACCGTGGTGCCGATCGTGGCGGCCAGTTCCACCGTGTCGCTGCCGCGCTGGTAGACCACCATCTGCGTCATGTGGCGCACACGCTGGTCTTCCAGCCAGGCCGATGCCTTTTCGAGGAGGTCGGCCACGGGCGCTCCTTACTGGCTCAGCCGCACGCGCACTGTCGCATCCGCATCGGCGGCCGCCTTGGTGGTCTTGCCCAGGAGCTTGTTGCCTGCGGAGGTGGTCGTGGCCTGCTGCGCGGCGGCGTTCCAGTACACCGTCGCCCCGGCGGCGATGGCGCTGCCGCCCGCCGTGGACTTGGGGAAGTCAAAGACGCCGCTGACGGCCAGGCTGCCGGCGGTATTGGCGGCAATGGGGCGCTTGGCCACGCCGAGCAGGTCGGTCTGCACGACCACCGCCCCGGCAGCGACGTCCGCGCCGGGGGTGTAGTCGAGGCTGTCACCTTCAGAAATGAAATTCGCCATGTTCGATTCTCCGTAAGAGGCTTTGAGGTCAGTCCCACTGGTCCGCATCCCAGCGCCCCAGGCATCCTGCGCCTGGGGCGCTGGGGACGTGGCTTACGCCTCGCCCTTGCTCTTCACGCCGCCACGCGGGTCCTGCAGGGCCACGCCGAAGTCGTGGTAGCCGCGCATCTGCACGCCCAGCACGTTGAAGTCCGCCTCGGCCGATTCGATGGTGGGCGACTCATTGCCGTTGAGGAACGCGACCTCGATCACCGGAAGGTCGTTGGGGTCGGACAGCAGATACCAGGCCTTCTGGCTGTTGCCGGTGTACTTGGTGTTGCCCAGATAGCGGCTGACCTCCACGCGGAACTTGCCCTGGTGCGGGTTGGCGATGGGCGTCTTGGCGTTGGCCGTGGTGTCGCGGATTTCCACGCTCTTGAAGAGCTGCGTGCCCAGCGCCGAGAGCGCCGTGGGCACCAGCATGATCGCGGGCATCACGCCGATGGGCTTGCCGTCGGAATCCACCTGGTCCAGGAACGTCTGCTCCGAGGCGCTCAGGGCGTCGATCCCCAGCGCCGTGGTCGCGCCCGCCAGATAGTTCTTGTTGCCGACCGCGAAGAACGCGGCGTTGTTCAGGAAGATGGTCCAGAACACGTCGTTGATCTTGAGGCCCGAGCCGCGCCCCAACTTCCGGGGGACGGTGGTGATCGCCCCCAGGTCGTCGTTGATGACGTCCCGGCGATCAATCGAGAGCATCAGGCCGTAGGTGTCGGCCTTGTTGGTGTAGGTCTCGTTGCCCAGCGTACCGTGCTTGAGCTCACCACCGGGGCTGACCTGCTCGTACTGATCGGTGCCGATCAGTCGGTAGCTGGTGACGGTCTTGAAGTCCGAGACGTTGCGGACGGCGCAGATGTTCCGCCACACCCGCTCGACGGAGAAGAAGCCCTCGAGCAGGAACTTGTTGGCGACGTTGGAGAGGATGCCCCCGATGTCGATGGTGCTCCAGCCGGCCTGGATCTGCTCGCGCGAGGGGAACGCCAGGCGCATGATCGTGTGCGGGTCGGAGCGGAAGCTGTGGCCGTGGTAGCCGTTGGCCAGGGCCGCCTCCAGGAGCAACTCCTGCAGGCCGATGCCGTGGCGGAACCGCTTGCTCGCCGCGTCCAGGTGCTGCTGGTCGCAATGCTCCTCGGGCTTGGCCAGGCCCGCCGAGAGCAGGCACGCGGCTTCCAGCACGTCCTGGTTCACCGCGCCGGGGCCAGCGATGGCAAAGCCCATCGGCGCGCCGGAAACGGATGCCGCCTGCGGAGCCAGCGGGCGGCTAGCGCGCAGGACCTCCAGTTCGGTCTTGGTCGCGTCCCACCCCTCGGCGATGGCCTTGCCTTCGATGTCGGCAAAGTGCCGCCCA